TTTGCTTCAAGTATGATATTTCTTGCTCGAATTATAACATCACCATTTTCACATACAGTAAATACATCACCCCTTTTTGCAATTGTTTGGTGTGCTGGAAGTTGGGTCGTGTCACCTTCATCTCGAACTTTTAATCCTTTTCCAACAACATGCATTTCCATGCCTGGCGTGTTTAGTACAAACTTACCAGTTCCAGGCCCACCTTGACCACCTTTTCCCTGACCAGTATCGGCATAAAATCCCATACATTGGCCTTCCTGTGTTGTGATCTGATAGTTTGACATACCATGTATGCTGTCCATGTCACCACTTGATCGAGTATGTCTTTCATATGACTCAGACTCATAATTTTTTTCGTCTTTTGGGGTAAAATCTGACATTTTTTACTTTGTTATACAATCAATTACGGTTACAACAGCATCTTGAGTTATATCAGCAACCTGAGCTGCATCATCAACTTTAGTAAATTCAAGAACTGGTGATAATTTTGCTAACGCTCCTGTATCACTATTTATTCTTAATTTTGGAATTTCTGTAAATCCAAATCCAGCATTCAAGATGTTTGCTCCCACTATTCTACCATTCATTACTTTCAATTCAATTTCTGCATCTTTAACACCACCCACAACTGTAGCAGTATCAGTTTCATCATAACCGAAACCAGCGTTCTCAACAACAAGATCTGATAATGAAGTTACATATGATGACTCACCAGAATAGTTTCCATTTGGATCTGGAGTAACTTCTTTTACATTACCATCCATATCAGTTTCCGTTGTATTTGGTATATACTCTTGACCACCATCTGTAATTACAACATCTACAACTGATCCGTTTTTCATACGAACATAACCTCCAGCACCATAACCATTATCACAACCATCAACAAATGTAAGTGCTGGTGGATTTATATATCCTGATCCTGGCTCAGTTATTGCAACACCAATTACCTGTCCAAGTGTATTTACAATTGCTTCACCACTTGCACCTTTACCATCTGGACTTCCAATGAAATCAACTCTTGGTGGGCCACATTTAAGAACATTAGTTTTACAATCAACTTTTGGAACCGCTGGAATACTAATATCTGGAATTATACCATCAACCATGTCTTTCAAACCTTCTGCTTTATTTTTAAGAGCACCTATCCCTGCAATATCGAGTATATTACCAAATGCATCTTCTGGATTTAATCCAACTCCACCTTTTCCAGAGAAAGTAGTATTAGATGGTGGGCAATTTTGTCCATCACAATCAAGAGTGCTGCTAACAATATTTGCAAACTTGATTGCTTTTGAGAATGTTTCACTTGGAGCACCAATACCACCACCTACAATATTATTCAATTGATCAAATGTGCCTCCCATTGCTGTATCCATTATATTATTAATTTGACCAAACATGTCACCTAAAAAATTCTCAACACCACAAAGGGGAACATCTAAAACAGATCCCAACATATTCTCTAAACTTTTTGCAAGATAATCCTTTAATTGTTCATTAATCTTTTCAAAATTACAAAATAATATATCATTCAAATTTTTAGCAGCCTCTCCCACACCAGGCTGTAGAGTAATTGGTGTTTGATCTTTTAACTTTGAGGATAATTTATCCATTGCATCCTGTATCACGAATGAACGACCACGACGCATCAACTTAGACATTGAACTATGAACTTTAATTGAAGTTAATTTTATCTCCTCTGCCTTATTAAAAACGCCACCATATATCGGATCAATAGTCAGTTCTCCGATGTCCTCAACACCATTCATTTCTTTAGTAAATGCTTTTAATGCATTTGATATTTTTGATATTTCATTATCCTCACACGCAGTAGAATTCTCAACATTAACATTGGTTTGTGAATTTGTTTGTCCTGTTGCTATGCTTTCATTTGTAATGATTTTACCTTTTTCATCAGTTTTTGCAATATTTCTTCTTCCACCTGGCCACTCTTCTTTTCCATTCTCTTCATTTTTCCCTTTAAAAACTTTATCCTTACCAGCTTTCTGTCTTACTTCTGGTGGTGTATATGGTATAAATTCTGTTTGTTGAAACGCATCAAATTTTCCTCTATTTAATCTGTCTCTAACATAAGCTTGTTTAAATAAAGTTCCAAAAATGACTGGTTGTTGTCCATCTGCACCATCAAGAAAAAATCCGACTACAACTTCACCACCCTGATAGTTCATGGTTTTTCCACGACCACCAGTGCTTGAAACGCCAGGAGGCATGAGAACGTGTGCCATAGGTAAATCTTTATCAGGTAAATCAGAATCACTACCATGATATCCTACAATACGAACACGAACTCGATGAGAATAAACATCTTTACCATCTCTACCTACTTGTTTCTCTTGAGATTTATTCCAAAAAGCTTTAGATGGATCAGTCACCTGACCAATCCACCATTGCATTGGATCTTTTCCTACGAAGTTAGTAGCTGTTGGATTATACATTTAATTAATCGTCATACACTAGACACTCTGGTTCATCTGGATGTAAGTCGCAAAATACTTCTAAGGCATTTGGATCATGATGATCTCCTGCTGCGATTTCTTCCTTATGATGTTCTGCATATTCTTCAAGCTCATGCAATTCTTCTTTTGCATGTCTTCTTGCTGCTGGGTTTGCTTGTGGATCATCGATAATCTTCTTATCGTGTTCCATATGATCTTCGATTGATTTCATAAGATTAGTTATTTTTTACTATTTAAGCGGTAAAGGTATCACGAACTAGAGTAAGTTGAGTTTCCGCAACTTGACGACCTATTAGATGTCTTAATTCAGAGACCAAGTACCTTCCACTAGGGTCGTTGCTCTTTTCGTTTCCATAAGAATCTGTTTCCGCATTTCCTTCATTATCATCTTTTTTTGAAGGCAATCTAACATCAATCACAATACCAGCTCTTAATGTTGTATTTAACGGAATTGATATATTTATGGATTGCGAAAACAACATGTTATTTCTAATATAAGACTTGTTAAAGTCTTTGGCAAGCTCACTCGCTGGTACATTAAAAGCTTTTGCTGAGTCTTTTTGTGCAACTCCAAAATCATTAATACGAAGCATTAATCGAGTTGGCACTTTCTCAAGACCATTTAATTTAAGTTTCTTTTTCAATTTTAATTGTTCAACATCAAAATCAACTACTTGAGCCCCCTGATTTTCAATGTCAATATATATGGTTTTGTTTGCATACATTCCCAATCTACAATTTTCAAATATATCGTTTGTTTGATTTACTCTGGCTTGTATAATTGTGGCTTGATCTAAGATTGGTCTTTCTGGTTGTTCATATCTTAATGGTTCTTGTTCTAATAAACTTTTAATTGATCTAAAATGATATCCATCTAGAGTTTCAAAGAATAAAAAACCAAAACTATCCTTAGAAGCTTGAGTCTTTGAACACAACCATTGAATTGTATCAAATGGTCTTCTTAAATTACCAACAAAAGAGTATGAGTTAGCTGCTCTACTTTCTTTAATCTCAGTTCCGTCAGAAAGTTTCTCTGTTTTAGGGCCAAATAATTTTTTCTTAGTTTTAATTCCCTTCTTAAAACTTTCATCCTGTAATATTTTTTTTACAGTATCAGAAATATTACCTTTAAATTTTTTATTTAATTTTGAGGTTTCATTTATAATTACTTCTTGTGAAACAAATTCTAAAGTTGCCTCTTGAAAGTGACCTGTTGAATTTATATTAGTTACTGCATTTAACATCATCTTATGATCTTTAGTGATTTTAAATTCATCCTCATCACCATCCTTGACTGTCAATTCAATAAGTTCTCCCCCAGTAATTCCCTTTCTAGTTATTACTTGGTCAATATCAATAAATGTAAGAGTCATTGATATCGTGGTATCCATGATACTCTCAAAGTAATCAATCTCTGGAGCTCCTGCAACTATATTATACTGTTCCTCTAATGAACATCCATTAGGAAGCAAATTGCATTTGGTAAAAAGTATTTTAGTTTCAGCCATTATCCTATTGATCTAATGAAGAGATCTTTTAATTTTTTATCATCAATCACATTTGCATATGTATTTTTAGTGTGTTTTGCAGCTGAAACAAATGAAGTAGCTTTCTTAATTTCAGCATTTGTTACTTGAGGTTTAGCAATAGAATTATTACCGCTTGCAGAGTTTTGCAAGAGGTTCATGGACAGATCTTTTCCCTCATCGGCAGGTTCTACAAATTTAAACTCTCTGGTAGCTGAATATGAGGATTTTCCTTCACCCATACCAGCTTCTTTAAGCATCCTGCCTATGTCTTTATCTTCTTGACTTCCAAGTCCCATTTCTGCTTTTTTCATGTCAAGAACATGTTTTGTAAGATCAACCCTACGTTGTTCAAATGCAATCATTTCTACATTTCTTCCTTCATCCTTCATTTTTTGAACTTTAGCTAGACCCGCTTCGTATTCTCTCTCTAAATCTTCAAGTGTCCTATCTTGTTTTCCTTTTGTGACTTTCATTTTTTTATTATCATTTTCATCAACAGAATTATTAATATTCTCAGCGCTCTCAGCTATATTTTCATCAGTTAAACCCACGTTAGAGTCAGAAACCTCCTGACCTCCTCCACCTCCTTCTGGTGTAACAGTACCATCGCCACCTCCTGTATCACCGCCTTGAATTTTTGACGTAATTGCATCTGCATCAAGTTTCCCAGATATTTTTTCCGCACCACTTTCAATACTATCAGCCCAAGCAAGTGCAGGGCCTTTAATTAAAGGTATTCTTCCAAGAGTATTTCTGATTGCAATTGCAATGTATTTCATCGGTTCTTGTATGAATTTCTTAATCAGTTTCACTATTGGAGGTAAAACTGTCGCTAAAATAAAACCTACTAATAATGCCTTTGCACCAACTACAAGTGCTGTTCCGATAAAAGGAGCTAAAGCAAGAAGTCCCGCTGCAAGTCCTAAACCAGCAACAACTTTAAATAAACCACCAAGAAAACCTCCGCCTGTTTTTGGCCCTTGTTTTTCATCGCCTGCATCTTTGATATCTTTAGGTTCTGGAGGAGCTCCTTGAACTTCCTTAATTCTTTTTTCTACTGCTTCTTTTTGTTTTTTATCTTGTTCTTCAAATTTTTCATCTTCCTTTTTATCTCTTTCAAGTTTATTTTCTAATACAATGTAATTTGCTATATCTCTAATCTCTGTCTTCATCGTTTCAATCGTGACCGAGATACTATTAATCAACGTCTTATTTGCTTGTATGGCATTTGCATTAAGATTAGTTTGTTTTAAGGCCTTACTAGCTATTCCTTCAACTGCATCAACCCGATTGAAGAAACTATCTATGTCTATTTTGTTATTTTGTTGTTGTTGATCTTCATCCATACTTTGCAACACCCTCTTGTTGTTTTCTCTTTAGATTTTCTTTTTCAACGTACTCCGAAAGAAGAGCAATATAGATGTCTCGTTCCCAAGGCATCATATTTTCAAGTTCCGTCAAAGAGTATTTATGGTATTGCATGAGAGCGAAATTGGTACGGAAATAAGATTCAAGATCCTCTCTTGCAATACTCAGGCGAAAAAATCAGCCAAACCCTCCAAAACGACACTACCCTTTTCCTTTGTGTTTGGATTTACAACTTCAATCTTATGTGATAATTTAGGCATCGTTGAGAAAAAATTCTCTACTTTTTTATACTGACTTGAACTTAATTGTTCTACAAAATTAAATCTTTCATCTTGAGTATAATCATTTGCATCCCAAGCGTCTTCCTTTGTAAAAATTGTATCCATACAATCAGCGATAACTTTCAAAGATTTATCAACCATGATTTCTGTTTCATCATCTGTGCTAAAGTTATTTTCAATAAACTGATTCAGTGATGGATACTTCATCCGAAGAGTCATTTGATCATCAAGTTTAATATCCTTTGTATGTCCCTTTGGTTTGACAACTTTAATTTCATCTACAAATATTGTGACTGGAACTTTTGTCTCTCCATCATCAGGACATGTTACTGTCAGTTTGATATCCTCTCCAATAGATTTAGCACGAATGTTTAAAAACAATTGTTCGATATCAAATGTAGGGAGATTATCTATATCAACACCTTTTGTAAGAACACATTTTTTTAAGACCTCTTTTACAGCATGTGTAATTTGAGCTTGATCCTTTGATTCTAAAGCAATAATCAAAACTTTCTCTTCTTTAACAAGAAAAGGTCGATATCTAATTTTTTTGTTTGACGAATGCAACTTCAACTCATATGTTGGAGTTTCAATGGTTGGTAATGGCATAATATTTGATTCAGTATTTTATATAGGAGAGTTATTTTGACGTATTTTGATTATAAAAACCTGCACCAGCGTTCTCTGGTCTCTGTTTAAAGTTCTTAAAGACATCATGTTTCTTATTAGTTTTTTCCATATTGACATTATAAAATCCTTTACCAATATCTTCAACATTTGTTTGAGCAATAGTTTTCACAACGTCTTTAGATTGAGGATTTGATTTATTTTGAGGAAACGCAAGGTGTGTCGCTGTTTTAGAATTAGACGTAAAGAATCGATCATAAGCAAATTGCACATTACATCTTAACACATTTGAATCACCATAGGCAACTCTCATCGATGTCATGTTACTTGGCCAGACATTTACAAATTCATATTGAATGAATGAGGAGGAAAATCTTGAGGAATCCTCAGTAAAAGCATCTCTTTCAAATTTAGTAATATGTAAAATTTCTTTATAATCCTCTGGATAATTAAATCGTGTAAATGCACTCCTATCTCTTTGATTACCCATGATTGGGTTAATATATGACATCCAACTTTCAAATACTTCTAAAATCACATGATCTGCATCACAATAAAAAACAAGATTTAGTGGAGGAAAGTTTCTTAAACTTGGAAACTCCTCTTGAATACCCTGATGATGTCCAATCGTACTTTGAGTTACGAAACTTGTGCCTGGAATTTCCGCTTGTGTGCATAATATTGCCATCTTCTCCATAAAACTAGACCCTTGAGTCCTTCGTCTTCCTATACCTGATCCTAACCATGTTTGCCAATTTCCAAATGAGAAATTAACTTGGTACAAAGTATCAAGAGATGGCCTTGCAATGGTATCTCTAACATTTAAAACACTACCTGTATTTAATTGACCGCTTCTTGGAAATAAAGTCTTGCTTGCCACGATAAATATACTTATGAGTTGTTATTACTATATATGAGCTATAAAGGGATATAT